CGGTCCTGCAAGGCAGGAACCCCTACGACCGCAACGGTCGCGGGCTGACCCCCACCATCTCCGCCCAGGTCGAGACCGACTACCGGCGGTGGCTCACATCCGGTGGGCAGATCTTCACCTCCTGATGCCGCAAGGGCGCAGGAACGACTTCCGCAAGGGGAGAACATGACCACCGAAACCACAGCCACTGATGCTGGCGGCGACGCCCTGGATCAGATCATCGCGGACGCTGACGCCCTGGACGCAGCGCACGCAGGCGCTGACCTCACCGTCGACCAGGAAGCCGAAGACACGGACGACGACGGCGACGAAGGTGCGGACGAGCTCGGCGACAAGGGCAAGCAGGCCCTGGACCGCATGAAGGCGAAGCTCAAGGCCGAGCGGGAACGCCGTGTGGCTGCCGAGGCGAGGGCCGCGCAGAGCGCTGACGCTGATGACGCGGACGTGGTCCGCCGCGAGGCGGAGACCGCTGCGATGGCGAAGGCCAACGCGCGCATCGTCCGAGCCGAGGTGAAGGCCGCCGCTGCTGGCCGCCTCAACGACCCGGCGGACGCACTCAACTTCCTCGACCTGTCTCAGTTCGAGGTGGACGACGACGGAGATGTGGACGCAGAGGAGATCGCCGACGCGATCGCGGAACTGGTCCGCACGAAGCCGTACCTGGCCGCGCAAGGCGGCACCAGCAAGCCAAAGCCCGACCGCTCGCAAGGAGCGAACGGGTCCGGTGTCGCTACGAACGCGCAGCGCTTCTCGCGCTCGCTCGATGGAATTCTCTGACAGCCCTGAGGGGCAGGAAAGGAGATCCCGATGGCCGGGATTGACGTGAACCGTACTACCAGCGGGGTCCGCCTGGACCCCCAGGTCTCTGGTGAGATCTGGTCGGCTACCGCCGAGCAGTCCGCCGCCATGCAGCTCGCGAACCAGATCAACCTTCCGGGTTCTGGTGTGACCGTGGACATCATCACGGGCAACGCTGAGGCTGAGTGGGTCGCGGAGACCGACGAGAAGCCGGTCAGCCGACCGACCCTCGGGTCCAAGCTCATGACGCCGTACACGCTCGCGGTGATCGTGCCGTTCTCGAACCAGTTCCGCCGGGACAAGGCGGCCCTGTACAACGCGCTCGTGCAGAAGCTGCCCGAGGCGCTCGGCAAGAAGTTCGACCAGACCGTGTTCGGCTCTGTGGCCGCTCCGGGGTCGAACTTCGACAAGCTGACGGGCGCCGCTGCAGTCGGCATCGCTGGGGACACCTACGCGGGTCTCGTGGCGGCTGACCAGGCTGTCGCTACCGGCGGCGGCATCCTCAACGGCTGGGCGATCGCACCGCAGGGTCGCGGCCTCCTCCTGGGGTCGGTGGACGGCTTCGGCCGGCCGCTGTTCACGCAGTCGCCCAACACTGGCGGTTCGGTGACGCAGCTCCTGGGGCAGCCGGTGTTCGTCTCGAAGGGCGTCTACGCGGCCGGCGCGCCCAACCAGCTCGGGTTCGCCGGTGACTGGTCGGGTGCCTCGTGGGGCTCGGTCGAGGGTGTGCAGATCAGCATCTCCGACCAGGCGACCCTCACGGACGGCGACCAGCAGATCAACCTCTGGCAGCGCAACATGTTCGCTGTCCGGGCTGAGATCGAGGTCGGTTTCCGGGTGCGCGACCTCGCGCAGTTCGTGAAGCTGACCGACACGGTCCAGGCCTGATGGTCGCTCTGAACCCACCGTTCTCCACGGCAGCGGTCGACGTCCCTGAGGGGCTCGTCGACCGCTACGTGGCGGATGGGTGGAAGCGGGTTGGTGTCTCGGTCGATGAGCCGAAGCGTCGCCCGGGTCGCCCGAAGAAGACCGAGGACGAGTAGGAGGTGGGGTGGTCGTGCCCTACGCAACCATCACTGATGTGAGCACGCGGCTCGGCCGCCCCATCACCGACCCCTCGGAAGTCGCTCAGGTTGAGGCGTGGATCGGCGACATCGAGTCCTTGATCCTCGCCCGCGTCCCCGACTTGGCGGTCCTCGTTGACTCCGGTACGCCGACCGCAGCGACTGTGGTCATGGTCGAGGCGAACGCCGTTATCCGGAAGATCCGCAACCCGGACGGTAAGCAGAACGAACGTATCGACGACTACTCCTACGGGCTCAATGAAGACGCTCGCCGTGGCGAGCTGTTCCTCACCGACGAAGAGTGGTCGCTGCTCATCCCCCGCTCGACGGGAGGCGCGTGGACGATCACGCCCTACGGGGCGTCTCGACGTCGGGGCCAGTGGGTCCACCCGGATGTGTGGGTGCCGCTGCCATGAGCCAGGAGAGCGCGATCCGTGCTGGCCGGTTGGCGGCTGAGCGGAACATGACGGACCTTGGCGTGCTGACGCGGGTGAGCTCGACGCTGGTCGAGAACCCTGTGACGGGCATCCCGGAGCCTGACGTCGAGGTGATCTACCCGCAGCCCGGCCAGGTTGGTCGGGCGAAGGTCCAGACGTATGAGGCCTACGAGCGTGAGGTCGAGGTCGGTGGTGCGCGTCCGACGATCCAGCGGTACCGGGTGGACATCCCTGTGGGGTCATGCCGACCGGCCGTTGGTGACGTGTGGACCGTGCAGACAGCGGCGCTCGACCCGGGCCTCGTCGGACGCAAGTACCGCGTCGTCGGGCTGCTGCACAAGACGGCGTCGACCGCGTACCGGCTCGGCGTGGAGGAGGTGGTCGACGATGGCTGACGGAGTCTCGATGGACATGGGTCAGGTGCGCCGGTTGATCACGGATCTCGGCGCCGTCCCCAGGCAGGTCGTCCCAGAGGTGCGGAAGGTCGCTGAGCGTGGCGCGCTGAACGTGAAGAACCGGATGGTGGCGGATGCTCAGGGGTCGAGGCACTTCAAGCAGATCGCCCGGACGATCTCCTATGACGAGAAGAGCAGCGCGGATCAGGTGGCGTTCGAGATCGGGCCGGATCGTGAGCGTGACGATGCGGCGAGGATCGCGAACATCGCGTACTTCGGTGGGCGTAACGGCGGTGGCGGGACACTCGATATCGACGCTGGTCTGAACGAGGAGGGCCCGCGGTTGGCTGAGCACCTGTCTCGTCTGGCTCAGGGCATCTTGTGAGCGCCCGTGTGCTGGGTGCCGCGGTGCTGGCTCTGATGAACCCGGTGAAGGTGGCCACGGGGCTGTCCGTGTACGACAACCGTGCGGATGCAACGGCTTCGGGCGCGTGGTTCGTCGCGATCCAGAACCTGCCTCGGGTGTCTGAGCGTGGTGAGGCTGGTCCGATCCACGCGTACCGCTGCACGCTGCGCCTCCTGCTGGTGAACCAGACAGCGACTGGTGTGCGGATCCTTGCTGACCACGCGCGAGGGGCGCTCGAGGGCGTCCGTCCGGTCGCTGCCGGGTGGCAGACGTCGGCGCTGCACCAGTTCAACGAGGTCGCGCCCTACGACGACACGGACTACACGAACCCGTCCACGAACCTGCGGTACATGGTCGGTGTCCTCGAGTACGAGTTCACCGCGACCCACCTCCCCTGATCCACCCTTCCTGCGAGCCCCTGCCGACCGGTACGGGGCTCTTCGTCATGTCCCCAAGGAGAACCAATGGCACTCCCCCCGTTCGTCCGGGTCCGTGATCCGGAGACGAAGCACGAGTTCGACGTCCGAGAGACGTCGGTGCTGATCCGCGACAAGAGGGTCGAGGTCGTCAAGCCGGTCCTTTACCCGCCGTCTGCGGTGGCGCGTCCCACGAAGCACCACATCCCTGCCAAGAAGCTCGCGAAGGCGTCCGCCTCGCGTCAGACGCCTGAGCCGTCCGGCGATGGCAAGCCCGACACCAAGGAGTCCTGACCATGGCAACGAACATCCCGTCCACCCCGGCGGACGGCAACATCCGCACGGTCCTCGTCCCGACCGTCGCTGACCGGTCCGCCCCGACCCTCGCGGAGGTCAACGCTGCTTCGGCGGTCGACATCTCGTGCTACCTGACGTCGGGTGGGTTCGCCTACTCGACGGACCAGGCCACGATCGCCGACGAGCGGGAGTGCACGACCGAGGTCTTCGGTCAGCCCGGCCGCAAGACGCGCACCCTGTCGATCACCGGCATCGACAACACCAACAACGCCGCGGTCGAGACGGCCTACAACGAGCTCGCCGAGATCCTCGTGGAGGGCCAGGAGATCGTGGCGATCCGTCGTCGCGGCAAGGCGTTCGACGCCCCGTTCGTGGCGGGCGACAAGGTGTCGGTCATCCCGTTCAAGCCGGGCGTCAAGTCCGAGGTCGCCGCCGAGGCGAACAGCGTGACGCGCTCGATGTGGGCGGCGTTCATCACCGGTGACGCGCCGACCGACGTCGAGATCGTCGCCGGCACCCCCTGACCTACCCGGTCCCCGACTCCTGGCCGCCGCGTTCCCTGGCGCGGCGGCCAGGTCAACACCACCCCAGGGAACACCGCACAGCCACCAGGGAGAACAGAACCATGAGCAAGCTTGGACTATCGCTGCCGACGACCACCGTGCCACTGTGCACGAACCTCGGGCTCGTCGCTGAGCACGAGAAGTACGTCCGTGAGTTGCAGGACCTCGAGCGGGAGAACGTCACGAACGACGAGCGGGAGAACAGCCCTCGCTCGGCCGTCGTGGAGAAGATCCGCGACCTCGAGACCCAGATGAAGGACAGCGTCATCACCTTCACCCTGTCCGCGCTCCCGAAGAAGCTCTTCGCTGAGATCGAGAACAGCCACCCGCCTCGCGAGGACAACAAGCTGGACCAGCAGTACGGGATCAACCTCGAGACCGGGCCTGACGCGCTGCTGTCTCATGTGCTTCCCGCGACGATCGTGTCCGTCGTCGATGCGGATGGCAACACCGTGGACTTCACGGGCGCGGACTGGATGGAAGAGGCTGACGGTCTCTCGAACTCCCAGTGGTCGCTCTTCGCGGTGGCTGTGCTGGCCGTGAACCGGGGGTCGAATGACGTCCCTTTCAGCAGGGCCGCATCGAGGGAGATGCGGCGGTCCGAGCAGAAGTAGAGGCCGCTGAGCGTCTGCAGATCTCGTACAAGCGGTTCTCGGGGTGGGAGCCGACGACGACCTACGAGTACGACTCGGACGGTCGCCTGGTCTCGTCCCACCCTGAGGTCGAGTGGGACGAGACGGAGCGCGGTTGGATGCTCGGGCTCGCGCGCTACCGCGAGACGCTCTGCCCCCTCTGTGGGGGGCCCCGAGATGAGTGCCAGAGCCCCGAGGCGGAGAACGCCTACGAGGGCTCACTGCCGATCCGGTGCCACAAGACGACCGCGATGCGCCGCACGCAGGACGCACGCAAGGACAGCAAGGCCGAACACCCGGACGCGTTGCTCTGGGGCGTCCAGGCGAGATCGACCAACTGAACACCGAGTCCCCTGGGGGTAGCCGTGGCTGACCGTACCGTGATGGTTACCCTCGGGGCCAACGTCACCGGTTTCGTTGCGAACATGCAGCAGGCGCAGCGCGCGTCGAGCACGTTCGCGGACACGTCTGTCCGGGGGCAGCAGCGCGCTGAGAGCGCTCAGCAGCGGATGGCGAACACTCACGCCGCGGCGCTGCGGGAGAACGCTGACCGTGAGCGTGCGGCACAGCAGGAGCGGGCCGCCGCGTACCAGACGGCCGGCACAGCACTCGCCGCTTTCGGGGCAATCACGATCGGCGTCCTCGGGGCGTCCGTGAAGGCCGCGATCGACTGGGAGACCGCCTGGACGGGGGTCCTCAAGACCGTCGACGGCACGCCGGGGCAGCTCGCGAAGGTCGAGGACGGGCTCCGTGGTCTTGCCCGGGAACTCCCGATCTCGCACGCCGAGCTCGCTGGTGTCGCGGAGGCTGCCGGTCAGCTCGGCATCGCGACGGACGACGTCGTCGGCTTCACGAAGGTCATGATCGACCTCGGGCAGACCACGAACCTGTCGGCCACGGAGGCCGCCACGTCTCTGGCTCGGATCAGCAACATCATGGGCACGTCCGCGAAGGACGTGGACCGGATGGGCGCGACGATCGTCGAGCTCGGCAACAACAGTGCCACCACTGAGGGTGAGATCGTCGCGCTGTCGACACGTCTCGCGGCGGCCGCCAAGCAGGCTGGGCTCAGCGAGGCGAACGTCTTCGCGTTCGCGTCGACCCTCACATCCGTGGGCGTCGAAGCAGAGGCCGGCGGCACAGCCATCTCGAAGGTCTTCACGTCGATCGCCGACGCCACGAAGGACGGTGGCGACAACCTCGAGACCTTCGCGTCCGTCGCCGGCATGTCAGCCTCCCAGTTCAAGGCCGCCTTCGAGGAAGACGCCGCGGGTGGGGTCGCGGCCTTCATCGAGGGCATGGGCCGCCTGGCCAACTCCGGCGAGTCGACGACCCAGATCTTCAAGGATCTCGAGCTCAACGATGCTCGCCTCAAGCGGGCCGTGCTGTCGACGGGTGCCGCGTCCGGTCTGCTCTCCGAGCAGCTCGACATGGCGAACGACGCCTGGGAGTCGAACACCGCGCTGCTGGCTGAGGCGGAGAAGCGGTACGGGACCACGGCGTCCAAGATCGAGTCTGCGAAGGGCTCCATCTACGACGCTGCCATCACGATGGGCGAGACGTTCCTCCCGGCGATCGCTGGCATGGCTGACGGCGTCTCGAAGAGCTCCGATCCAGGCGACTGTTGGCGTGACCGCGGCTCTTGTCGGCGGCACAGCCCTGCTCGCCGGCGGGTTCCTCCTGCTGCTGCCCCGCATCATCGCGACGAGGGCTGCGTTCCAGACGCTCGCGACACCACGCATCGCCAACGCCACCCGGGGTCTCGGGACAGGCCTTGCTGCTGTCGGTGGGCAGGCTATCGCCATCGCCGCCACGGCAATGGCGGTCGGAGCTCTCGTCAACAAGATCACGACCGGTGAGGCGGCCCCGAAGGCGCACGCTCTGGCGAAGGCCATCACCGACGTCGCGGAGTCCGGGGACATCTCCAAGCTCGATGCGCAGTTCGACAACTTCGGCAAGGTCCTCGGAGTGAACACGGGCCAGGTCGACGACCTTGCCGGCGCGTTCGACATGATGCTCAAGCCGTCGAACACGGACAAGCTCACCAGCTTCGTCAGCGGTTTCCCTGGGCTGACGACGTACATGGAGAAGACGGAGGATCGCGTCAAGAGCCTCGACGCTTCTCTCGTGAGCATGGTCGAGGCCGGCGACTCGGAAACCGTCATGGCGTTCCAGTCGCAGCTCATGAAGATGGGCTACTCCGCGGAGGAGATCAACCGGATCCTGCCCGGGACGGTCGACGCGATGCTGGGCGTGAAGGAAGCGTCTGGTGGTGCGGCTGAGGGGAACGTGCTCGTCGCGAACTCCTACGGTCAGGTCAAGGAGATGTCGAAGGAGGCCGCGGAGGCTCTCGAGGAGTGGAAGAAGAAGATCCGTGACGCTTCCATGTCGTTCATCTCGCCGACTGACGCGTACCAGGCGGCGATCGAGAAGTCGATGGAGTGGGCTCAGGCTCAGGCTGACGCGACGGAAGACGCGGAGGACTCCTGGGAGAACTTCTACGACGGTCAGACCGTCAGCATGCAGGACTATCTCGCTGAGCAGCAGAGGCAGCTTGACGCTCAGCGGGACTACAACAAGAACCTGATCGGGCTGCAGAGCTTGGTGAGCGCGGAGTATTTCGCGTTCCTCGAGGGTCTCGGCAAGGAGGGTGCGCCTCTGATCGCGACCCTCGCGAACGCCCTGCCGGAGGAACTGGCCGCGTCTGATGCGACCTACCAGGCGGGCCTCGACGAGGCGAACAAGCTGGTGGATGGTCTGCAGGCGGGTGCTGACGGGAAGGTCGTCTCTGTGACGATCGGCGCCGATGGTCAGCTCGCCTACTCGATCGCTGACCAGACTCTCAACGCAGTTGATCAGATGAAGGTCCAGCCGTGGGACCTGGGCGTGAACCAAGACCCGGCGATCTTCACGGCGTCACAATCCGCTATCCCTCTGCTTTCTGGGATGACGGTCGAGCCGTGGGACCTTTCTGTGAGCGCGGAGATTGCGTTGCAGAACAGCGCTTCGGCATCCAGCGCAATCGGTGGGATGACGCCATCGAAGTGGGCCGTGGATGCGAAGACTGACCCGGCGATTGCAGCGGCGAACCGGGCTCAGAACGAGATCAACGCGAAGAACGCCACGATCAAGGTGGGTGCCACTGAGGCTCCTGGCCTGTGGGGTTCGGTGAACGCTTTCGTCGCCAACATCTCGAGCCGCACCGCTGTCATCGGCGTCTCGGCGTCGATGGCTCGCCCGCTGCCTGGCATGGCTACGGGTGGACCGGTGTCGGGCCCTGGCACGGGCACGTCTGACTCGATTCCGACGCTCCTGTCGAACGGCGAGCACGTCCTGACTGCCCGTGAGGTGCAGGCGATGGGCGGGCACGGTGCCGTGGAGCAGTGGCGCGCTCGTGCGCTCGGGCAACCAGCGCAGAGGTTCGCTACGGGCGGGGCCGTCGTGGCTCAGCCGCAGTATCAGCCGATGCAGCGTCTCTACACAGCTCCTGCTGTGCAGCAGGTGGCTGCGCCCCAGCCCGCCCCGGCGGCGCGAGCGCCGATCACGGTGAACGTCAACGAGTCCGAGACTCCTCGCCTCACGGCGATGGAGGTGCGGACCCTGATCCGCGAGGAAATGCGCGGCGAAGCAGCGCAGCGACGGTGAGGAGCCGAGGATGACCGCAGGATGGGCCTTCGGGCCATCGGGGATCACCTCGACGCCAGGGTGGGGGGCACCGTTCATCGGGGCGGAGCAGGACTCGGTGTGCACGGTCGTGACCCTGGCGGGTCTGACGATCAGCATGCGCCGGGACCCGCTCCCCTCGTCGGGGTACGCGTACCAGCTGCAGACGGTCGACGGGTGGCGCGGCCCGGCCGAAGACCGGACAGTGACGATGGAGCACCCCTCTGGGGATGGTGACATCGCTCTGCTGCCACGGTCCGGACCGCGTTCGATCGAGCTCACGGGCTTGGTCTCGGCGAAGGAGCGCCCCGTGCCCGTACTACGGGAAGCCCTCGCACGACTAACCCAGGTCCGGCGGGGCACGTTGGTCGTCGACGAGGGGCCTCTCGGCCTGATGCGCGAGGCTGACGTCCGTGTTGTCGGGGTCCCGCACAGGCCTCTCACCGCCTCTCTGGCTTCGTTCTCGCTGCTGCTCGTCGCGGATGACCCGCTGCGCTTCGGGTCTTCGACGATGCGGCTGACGAACGGTGTCGTGCAGGTCCCGAACCGCGGCGACGCGACCCTGTCCCCGGTGCTCGATCTCGCGGGGCCTCACGGGGCTCTGACGATCGTGCATCCGGGCGGCACGTACACCTTCCCGGCCCTAGCCGCAGGGCAGTCACGCACTCTCGACTGGCGCAACGGCGACGTCTGGAACGGCAATGTCCGAGTGTTCGGCGTCGAGGGTGGGCGAAGGCCCGCAGTGCTGGCCGGCGGCTCCCCCTGGACCGTCAGCGGCCTCGGTGCTGGCACGGCGACGCTTCGGAGGTATGAGGCATGGACGTGAGCGAACCGGTCCGGGTGTGGGTCGCGGAGGCGCTGACAGGGAACATCGTCGGCGAGGTCCGCCTGGCAGGCGCCTCCACCTGGGGCTCTCGCTTCGGCGGCGGCTCCTTCAAGGCGTCCGTCTCGGTGGGGCACCTGCGGTCTCGGACCGGTGGGACGCTCGACTGGGCGGCCATCCAGCAGGTCCTCGAGTGGTGCACGGGCGGCAAGTACTCCTTGGTGCTGACCATTGGGACGACATGTCTAGGCGAGTGGCTGCTGATGACGCGCAAGGAGGGCACGACCGCTGATGGGGTCCTGCCCATCGGTGGCATCGAGTGGGACGGGTACCCGGCGTTCCGGTACCTCGAGAAGCACTACCGCAATCCGGCGCACCCGCGCCGTCAGTTGGCCGCGACGCTCCTCGAGGACTGCTTCCGGATCGGGCAGGCGACGATGCAGATCACGATCCCGGCGTCGGTCGGTGTCGGTTCGTCGGCGGCCATCGATCACCTGCGGGGGGACGCGTACTACTCCGACGTGCTCGAGGAGGTCACGGACACCGACGATGGTTTGGACTGGCGGGTCGTGCAGACCTTGACGTGGTCTGGTGGGGCGCCGACGAAGGTGAACCGTGCTGTGGAGTTCGCTGCACCTGTCATGGCGCGGGCCACGAACATCACGGTGGAGTACGAAGGGCCTGGCTTTCGGACGGGCAACACCCTGGATGTCAGTCGCGGGTTCGACTTCGCGCGCTCAGCGGCGAAGGTCTTCGGTGCGGCGGCTGGGCAGGGCGACGACCAGATCACCTGGGAGGAGACCTGGGACGGGCTCACAGGCCTGGGGTTCGTGCAGACCAGCACCATCCTCTCCGCCCCTGGGGTCAAGAGCGACGCCGAGCTGGGCAAGCGGGTTCGGGCCGCGCGTGACGCCGCGATGAACGTCCACGACCCGCTCACCACCCGTGTGCTGCT